TTATTGGATCAGTATTAGTACTCTTGATAGCAAGAGTAGTGTTGTTTACCTTCTGAGCATCATTCAAAAGATTGATCACATCCTGGACTGTTGAGTAATCCTGGGAAGTATCAGAGCCCACTAATACTTTTGTGATTGTTACATCGAAATATGGGTCTGCGGTTAAGAAGTTCTTGAAAAGAGCTGTATCGATAAAGATTGGATGAGTACCATCACCATTCTTGTAAGAAAGTACTGGATTGGTATTTACCAGGAATGCAGAAGTAAGGTTATCTTTAGCATTCGTATTATACAAGCTAGAAATTACTCGATTTCCTACTTGTGTAAACACAACCATAAATTTACCGTTAGTACTTTGGATATCCCCTCCATACTCCTTTGTTTCAAGTTTGAGCTGGATAGTGATAGCATTTGCATCGAATCCAGTTAATTCCAGGTTCAATGTTTCACCAGTATCCGAAACATAGGCATTGCCAGAAACCTTACCGGCAAGCACTGTACCCTTTATTGCATCTACTTTATCAGAGTTTAAGTGACCAATACGACAGATTCGAAGTTGTCCCCCCATGCTTAATGCACGAGAAATGTTTGAAATGGAACCATCGGGAACTACCTCGGAACCAAATACCTCTGCAAATTGAGCAGGGCTCTTGATTATCTTTGAAGCATCAAAGAATGGGCCCTTAGTTGTTCTTGCAAGAACAAATCCAATACCATTGTTTGGAGTAATGCTTGCAACATTGTTGTTAATGACTGTGAAGTCAACTTTAGGACTTGTAGGCATATTGTTAATAAATTAGAGATTAAAGAATGTTTCGATATAAACAAAAAAGGAAGGAGAAATGAAATGATTCATCACCTCCTTCCCCCTAATCTGAGTTTCGACTATGGAATGTGTATGTTATCCTTAAGTGGTTGTTCTGTATCCTTATTAAAGATATCAATGTTAATTTCATTAATCGGTGTTTCACTACCAACTTCAACTGGTGGCTGAAGTAAGGTATCTTGGATTTCCCAAGTATATACCTTTTCTATGATCCCTCTTTCATCGTTTGAATTATCATAGAAATTAGAAGCAATTACAAAAATGTTCCCATCGAATGGGGCCCTCTCATAGATATAGGGTTTTAAATAACCTCTCTGAGGAATTGAGGAATTCATGATAAGGTTTAGTAATCGTTGATCTTCTGAGTTTTTGGAAACTAACCTTACATTTATATATTGGTCAATTGCCTCGAAAGGGGTTTCACTAACCACATAACCTTTATTTTCTTTTTTCTCTCTGTGAAATCGATTTAAACCTATACCTCCGGGAGCGAATCCTTCGGATTCTACTACAATTCTGGGAAAGCTTTCTTTCATACCTTTGGATTGGCTATTGCCTACACCAAAGATTTGAATGAATTTGCTTTTGTTCTTTTTTACTTCTTCCACAGCTTGTTGGTAAAGAGCCATGCTCTCTTTCGTTTTCTCATAGAGATTAGGGTCTACTGTTAATCCTAATCTTAGAGTGTTTTCCATAAGGGCCATATAAAATGACCTCTCAATGATTTCTTGTGATGTTACCATAAGCCTCGGATTTGATTTGCCTTTAACCCAGTCCTTGTCATAATTGATCTTCTGATTTCCTTCATTAGGATATTTCGAAGTTCTTTAGGACCTCCTGCACTTTTAAGTGAGGGTCTCCATAAAGGCCTGGCAGGGATATTTTCGTTCCCATATTCCAATATGATAGCAAGCTGGTTTAAAGTTAATCCACTGTAATGTTTTGTTCCAGAAGGCATACCAACCAGGATTCTGTTTCGATATTTATAAACCCCAACAGCTTTATAATAATCACCTTTAAGGTAATATATTCCACCATCATGGTTCTTTTTTAATGGAGCCCATTGAACTCCAGAACCTGCTGGGGGTTTATGTGTATGGATTGCCTTTCGGATTATTCTAATGAGTTTATCTGAAAACTTGGCAACCCCAATATCATAGCCATGTTGAATAGCAGGCTGAAGATGTGTTAATCCATTCTCTACCTTTACCCAGTTCCCCTTATTTCGGATTTCGATTTTAGGAATGGGAGGCATGTAAACACTAATGGAACTACGTTGTTTTCTAGCCATAATCCTTAGAATAAGTATGTTTACATAATAAAACCCAGTAGTATTGTAATATTACATTAATGTAACGTTACCTACTACTGGGTTACCCTTATCGAAGATTATTTATTTTGAAGCTTCTTCCAATTCTGTTAAAGCAGCCGATGCACCGTTAACCTCGGTTTTTAAATTGGCTACATCTGTTTTTAATGTGTTAACATCAGAAGTTAATGTATTAAGTTTATTTGTGATCTCAGTTGTATCAACATTGATCTCATGATAAACTCCATCATCAGCTAAATACTTATTACCGTTACCATCGATTTTAAATGCCATTGCTCCAGTAGTAGCTTCATACAACTTAGAAGTAGCATCACAAACAATAGCAACTATATTATCAGTGTATCTTGACATTTCATGTTGAGCCTGGGAACTCCCCTCTACCATGATGGTTGATATTACTATCTGGTAAGCTTCGTGACCACTAACAGCTGACTCTGGAAGTTTAAGGATCTGCATTGGTACATACCCAGTTAACCCTACCGTATCAATAGAAACAAACCCAGTGGAAACATGATCCTGAAAAGCCTTTCTAATAGCAGCTACATTTTCATCGGAAAGGTTACCTCCTTGTTGGCCCATAAGGTCAAATATAGCTGTAACATCAAGGAATTTATTTTCACCTCCTTCTGAGGTACCTCCTGAGCTTCCCCAAAATTTTTTGAAAGCATAGATTTGATTGGTACTATCCAAAAAGATCACATCACTTTGGGATAATACCCCTTTTTCTATTTCTTGGTCGGCTTGTTCCTTAGTCCATCCATGGATAAGCCTACCATTTGCACCTTTTGTTATTATACTCATATTTTTTATCCTCCATTAAATTGTATATTATGATGTTCATTATCACAATCCACAGTACCAGTCCTACCTGATTGAGCAACTCCATCGATCCTCCAAATAGCCCTACTGGCTGTTTGATTAATTCCAAGGCATGCTTCTCCAGATATGATTACTGACATAACTGTAGACTCTGTAGAATTTTGAATTATCCAAGTAGATTGAGAGGTTGGAGTAAAGTCCCCATACTCATCCCTAGAATTTTCCCTTGCTGTTTTGTTAGGATACTTAAGGATAGAAACTACACAGTAATTATGGGAACCTTGTACTGGTTGGAAATTAAGTGATACCACTGAGATACCTCCAATACATTGAATGGTACATGTTGCTACTGAACTCCTGTCTTTGTTTGCAGCAGATACAATTGCAGTCCCTACCTTTAATAAGGCAGTGATATTTGCAGTTTTATTGTTTGGGTAGGATACTGACAAGAGATCGGATGGAGTAACACTCCAATCAATTTCTTCTGTAGCATCGGTAGGTTCCACTGTTGCAGTTAGTGTAAACTTATTATCAGCTAGCATTGATCTATTCTGTTCTGATAATGTTATTTTTTTTACTGCAATGTTTGCCCCTTGTACAGTTACATCGAATTGCTCACTTATGGGCCCATTAGTAACCAATATCTGGGTAGTACCCAATCCTACACTGGTTACAGTATAAGTATCAGCTCCAGAAGCTCTTACTGAAGCTATGTCTGGGTTTAAAGATTGAACAGTGAAAGGGTTGTATCGATTTGCATAAGTTGGTATTATCGATATTCTAAAGGTAGCCGATTGATTTTGACCCGCTATTACCATGTTACTTAACTTCGATATACCGGTTAACGTTGTATATGCTTTCATATTAATTGTAGCTACAACTTCTGGATTACTAACCGATTTTACCTTTACTGTGAATGGCCCGTTTATTGATTTAGCTGTTACTATGCCACTAGATGAAACTGTTGCATACTTCGAATCAGAACTTGATATCTCATAGGTTACTGATTTATCCGTAGCATTGTCAGGAAAAACTGTAATGTACTGTGATACGTCAATCCCCCCCCCTATTATTTGTATCTATCTCTACCTCTGATTTACTGACGGATATGGATTCAACTGGAACATTAGCAGGCCCTAAAGGTTGAATCTTTACATTTAATGTTGCAGTATGAGACCCCTCTACTGTAGTAATTGTAATCGTATAATCACCAGGTTCTGCTGTAATATTAGCAATTACTCCCTCATTGATTTCTACTGTTAATCCAGCACTAGCTTTGTAAGTTACTGTTTTATCTGTAGCATCAGTTGGGTCCCAAACGATTAAGCTGTAGATGTTTGTAGTATCACCAGTAATTCCACTTGCTGTAACAGTATATGTTACTAAGGATTTACTTAGGGTAATCCCATTTACTGGCTTAATATCTCCTGGATTAGTTAATTCGTACCAACTGAATCCTTCGGCATACCCTGAAACTTCACCTCCACCACCAGAACCAGTGTTTACTTCTTTCCATACAGCAGAACCATTTACAATGTTATATAATTGATAAATCTTGGGCTCTCCATCTACGATTGCCCTTACAAATTGACCAATTTTATAACTGAAAGTTTCACCGTTTACTTGATAGATTAATGTTGATGAAGTAGGAGGGTTCTGTAATTCTTGGGCCTTCATAATCAATTGGATTTTTTCTTGGCCCTTTACATAAGCAAAACTACTTTGATCTGTTTCGTTTAAATTTGGTTGTTCCAAGTTCTGTAAATCATTTAACTTCCGAGCTTCCTCTTCGGTGATTAACCTTGAACCTGGGACTGCCTCTACCTTATTTTGATTTAACCGGTTAAAATTGGTGTTTAGCTTGGTTGCTTCATCCCCCCAATTTGTATCACCAGTTTTAATTCGTTGTATCTGTGCCATCTTCTTGTCTTCTGAGTAATACTTGAAATACTATAGGTTCATCTTTTGCCTGGGCTACTTGAGTATCACCTTTTGAGATGTATAATTCACCATTAATGATGAATCTATCTAATGCAGCATCAAATGTCCAATATCCTTTATTATTGATGAACCCTTTTTCTACAAGCTGTTTTTGTGAGACTAACATAGCACAGTTAATCTCATCCAATTCACCAGAAGGTGTACCTACATTTAAAGGCCATGTTCTGAAAGCATTGTAATTGATTAGAGCTTGGAGAGGGATTCTTTCATAATTATTTTCATCATCATCTTCACCAAATGGTAAAGGATATTGAATATGTTTTAACCAAATCACTTCTTGTAACCCTGCATCTTGGTCAATGAAGTTTTGTACGATATGCTTATATTTTTTCCATATCGAATCGTTAACTAAGAATGCCATAGATGGGTATTAAGCTTTCTCTACGTAGTTTCCTACTAAATCAGACAGATTATGAGATAATGGTTGACCACTGTCTCTTATACATTTATATAATACCTTGGATTGGGTATAATACTTATCCTTGAATATTTCCATTGGGGGTGCATAAGGAATAGGATCATCCTTTGTCCCTGCATGTTCTTCATCAACCCGTTTCCAAAGAGAAGCTGTTTCCAAAGAAGGTTTCCAATTTTCCTGTGTTTTGTGACCTTGCAATACTTCCCAAAGATCCCCCCCATATTGGTATCTGTGTCCTTTAACGACATCTATACCTATTTTCCATTTTGGGTGTCTTTCTTTTACTTGCAATGCCTCTGAAGGAGTTAAGTTGTAAGTGTTAATCTCTGAATTTGCTTCCAAGTCTAAAGCATCCAATGCAAGCAATCTGCTGAACTGCCGGTTGATTATGGGTTGCTCTCCTTCTGGATAAGTCCATTCTTCACTATTCAGTAGTTCGACAAAAGACGGATCGCTAAAACTATAGCGAGGAAAATCTTCATCATCGAAGGGTGCAAGGTATTCCTCATGAAGGATCACCTTACTCTGGTCTACACTTGTCCTCATTTCCGGGAGGACTTCTATTCCGTGGGACTTGCACCACACGATGTCTACAATTGCGTATTTCATATCCAATTATTTTTAATGTTACTTTGCTTTTAGGGTTTGGAGGTAGTTGTAGGCTTTGATACAGTCGTCTTTGGAGAGGTTTTTACCATCGTAGATAGCTAGGTTTTTAAACGCCATTTTGGTGAAATTATCACTGTAAGATGCAATATTTAAACCAGATTTACTACCACCTGATGCTATCTGAGCATCAGGTTTCAATATCTCCGTCCAGTCATTAAGATATATTCTTCTATCCGAACAAAAGGCATTAATAGATTTACTTTGTATTTTAATGGGTCCTCCCGCGAAGTAGGTAGTTACGCCATCAAGGGAATTATACAAAAACATAGACGACACTTTTATTATACCACAATTGGAGAGAATATTTGATAACATTGTCCAATTGCCAACAATCGTCCAATCTTTATTAAGTGTAAAGAGACTGCTTTCAACTTTATCATCCACCCCATCAGTAACCAGGTATCCTTCGTATTCAGGGATTTGCTCAATGGTGACAACATGATCAGGATCAAAATCTTCTGCAAATTCTACAATCAATTGTCTAATTTGAGATGCGGGTTTATTTAACATGTGTATCCCATCTGTTGTTATATCTATGTATCCTGTTGTACCAATCCACCCCCATTTAAATTTTACACCATCCTTTAATCCTGTTACTTTGACTTTTATATCATAGCTTAAATCATTTTGTTTTGGTGCAATTATTAAATTGTGATCCCCTAATGCAAACTTTGAAAAAGACAAACCATATTTAGACGAATGCTGAACTGATGGATATAATTCAAATGGAGTTTTATACAACCCATACCCACTCCCTTCTGCAAACCCAAAATTCGACAGCACAAGATTATTACCATTGCCCGTAATGTTGGCAATAGTAGCACGATCTTCGTCCTCGTTGGTTTTGCCTACCACTGTCCATGCTTGGTCGGGGAAGAGCCAGGGATAGGTTTTGACGAAGTAGTCTTTGATCTTGGTCAGTTCTTCTTCGGTGGCATCGTGGTCGAGAAATACAAGTTCCCAGATAGCAGCGTTGATACAAGTTCCTACATTAGTTGGAGCTAATTTCCCAACATGTAGCACATCTGTTCCCTCAAAATTACCAGTTGTAATCGAAACACCATTATAACTTTTAGATGTCTGATAAGTAAGGATGTGTGGTAAATCCATTTCACTCCCTATTGCTCCAAAAGATATAGGCTTATTAAGATGATCGGCTTGTATATTTCTATATTCTAACAAGAAGGCACCATCCTTGATCCAATTCTTTACATTAGATACTAATCCTTGGGCTATTTCACCCCTTGTAATCCACTGTCTCAACGCCACAACCGTATATCCCTTTTCCTTAGTCAAAATAGGGAAGTTATCACAGGTACCGTAATCATCTACTCCGTCAAAAACGAGTGCACCGGGGTAGAGAGGAAGAATTTCAATCGTAAACTCTCCTCTGGTTGCTCCATATCCGTTATAAAAGTATGTTGGTTTCCCTGCCTCAACAATATCAGCATCAACAGTATATATGCCATCTTTGTCCCATATACCGTAGACAGTATTCGTTGTTCCAAAAAAAGCTAATGTTAATTTATTTCCAGGCTGTAACCCCGTTACCCTAAACGTAAAATTCATGTGCTTAACACCAGGTGGACTAGCTATAAAGACATAATCATCTAATGTGAATTTATAGAATGTTTGGTAATTTTCATCACCATCCCCGCCAACCCCGGACATTCCCTTCCAAGCGAAATTCTTCATTTGCAAGTCATGTCCGTTACCTGTCTTATCTACCCATACAGGATTGGTAGCCATCTGCTCATTAGTAAGACCGGAAGCGGAATATCTTGCAATCATACCAGGAATAGATGGAAACCCATCATTATTATCTTTTTTACCTTTCATCATTTGATATGCCATGAAACTGGGATATCCAATAAATACACTCATAGCTTTAAATGTTTGAAGGATTTAATATACTGATTGGATTGGGACCTCCGATCGGTCCAGGTTTTCTTCGATTAACAACCTTAGGAACTTTAACTGTTCTGGGTTGAGTACAGATTGGGAGATAAATACATAGCCTTCCCGCAAGCATACATAGATTAGCCTTTAATGTATCAATTACTCCACCCGGTTGTAATGCTCCTGTAATTGTTTTAGCCAAAGATGAAGCTGAATCTCCAGATAATCCTTCGTAGAATTGAACTTCTGTTGGACCCGTTGTAATTGCCTTTACTCTTTGGTTTGCATTAGCTTCTCCACCTTCACCTTCTCCAGGTTTTTGTGTTGAGCTGTTTGTTTCGTTTTGGATTATATCCGTAGCTGATCTCATCATATTGATGATTCCCACTGTAAGGAAATCATATGCGGATAACTCCATTATTAATTGGTTTTCTAGAGCTTCATAAGCAAGTTCATTATTATATTCTTCTAATGGGATTTCTTTTCCACAGGGTCGACAAACAAGAGGTTGGATATATAATTGCCATTTTTCGATGTAGGCTTGTTTGTCGATATCTGAAAGGTAAGGAAGTAAACTTTCTGGGATATAGGAATTGATAAGGTTATATATTGAATCTGAGAGTTGTGTTTTGGACATATCACTGATTCCTAACCTTAATTGTTTTTCACCTACTTGAGGTTCTTCTTCTCCAACTGCAGGAGCTGTGATTTTAAGGGTCACTATGTAAAACCCAGAGCTTTCATATTCATGGGTAATATTTCTCTCTTCGGACCCTTTAAAATCGCCAAAGTCCCAGTGATATGTACTACCATCTGGGACTCCAGTTGAAAGGTCTCTAAAAGATACTGATAACCCGTTTTTTTGGAATGAAAAATTTGTTACCATATTTTTAGGACTTTTAGGGCATTTGCCCCATTATGAATTTATATTGAGTATGTTGAGAGGTTTACTCTTCATCAGTTTCCTCATCGGTGGATTCAATCTGTTCGATGATGGCTTCTACCAAACTGGATTTTGTATCTGCTTCTTCTACTTCCAATTCCGCAGCTTCAGCAATCTTCACCAACCGAGCCTTATTGAAAGCATCAGCTAATTCCTTTGTTGATTTCCCAGACTGGTAGAGATTATAGAATTTCTTCGAAAGGCTTTCTACGGTGTTGTTTTCGGATTCTGCCTTTACACCGTTAGCTTCTTCATACTCTTCTTTGGTTGCATAAATCAAATGACCACCCTGAAGAGCTCTTCTTGTTCTTTTACCTTGAGTAATGTAGGCATCGTTTACAGCAACTACATCTTTACCGGAAATTTTAAGGCCCGTCCCCATATCATAGAATGAGGTTGCGTTATCGCCTAATTTTAAATATTTCATATCTTAAGTATTTTTATATGTTGTTATGTAATAAATCCCAGCCCATAAATTCCCATGGGCTGGGATGAGATAGAAAAAGACCGAAGAAAAAGGAAATTACTCCAGATTTACTGACATCAGAGGATCCAGGTTCATATATTCTGGGAATCCATTGGAAGAGAATACCTTGTTGGAATCCAACATAACGATTGCATCTCTGTACATTTTTGAGAAGCCAGTAGTAAGAGAAGCATACATAGCTTCAGTCTGATTGGAAACGATTCTTTCTGATTCCAACATCAGAGGCTGAGCAGTAAGCTTAATCATACCAGCAGCTTTATCGATAAGCATCAACTGATTTGCAGGGATACCACCATGAATCCAGAAGTCTGCACGGTTAGGTACCGGAGTATGGAGATTCAGAGTAGCTTCTGTAGTACCATTTGATCTTACCTTGAATTCGGGCAAATCAAGGATCTTCAATGCTTCGTCTTCTCCTCCAATCATTGATGTGAAGTTACGGCCCATACGAGAACCACGAATCCAGATACGAAGCAAATCACGATATTGGATACCTTCTGAAATTGTACCTACGCCAATAACTGGAGCTGATTCTAAGCCATCGACTTTGTCACCATTGATACCAGTGTCAATTGCAAGGTTATCCATTGCATACCCCAACTGAATACCAAAGTCACGAAGGAAAATTCCCATCACATCCAGAGAAACGTAGTTTTTAACCTCATCAGTAATTTTGATACCCTTACCAATTTTGAAGATAGAAACTTGTTTCTGTCCGTAAGAGATTGTTCCCAACGGAATTGTTTCAGCTTCATTTACTCTTGCAGGAGCAGCATCAGACATGTTGATGTACGGCATAGTTACCTGCAAACCATTTACAGGTTGATCACCAGCAATGATGTTCGGATAGAATGGAGCCTGACGAAGACCCAATGTGATAGCAGCACGGATGATTTCTGGGACTACCCAACGAACTGACTGATCTGGCATTGTGAAAAGGTTCTGCAATGTATCTTTTCTTGTATCGATACCCAAAGTGGAGAGATACTGATCCATTGAAATCCCATATCTTTCGTTTACTACTTCTGCCATTGAAATATCGGCAGATAATTCGGTATTCGTACCTTTTCTGATTGCATCAAGGTTTTTTCCCATTTCTGGCAATTCCTTGAGCAAGTTTTCTTTTGTTAAATTCTTCTTTGTTTCAGACATATCTTTCTGTTCTTTTTGTTATTTACATAATACCTGAATCAGCTCATCTTCTTTTGAAGCTTGTGTCAGGGAGATAAAATTCACGGGACGAGTTGCAGCTTCAGCCTCAGTGAAAGCATTGAACCTAGTGAAATGGTTAGTATCATCCATGCCAGTACCAATTTCTACTGGACCCGCACCTAAAGCGGTTCCTGAGATTGCATTGATAATCATGAAACCCTGAACAGCAACTGTTACTTCCACGGAACCTGCATTTGCTGATTCTTTGTAAGCTGGGTTAATGTTATCGGTAACTGCGATTCCCAAGTAGTTAGCTTCGTTACCATTTGTCAACAATTCAATTGTACCATCAGCGGTAATTGCTACCGGGTTTCCAGCATAAATATTTACGGAAGCTTTAACAGGGAATGCCTGATGTAATTTGTGGGATTCACTTTTGTAAATCACCACTCGAGGAGTAGTTCCTCCGAATTTAGTGAAGTCTGCCATATTGATTGACTTTTAGAGATTATTTAAAAATGATTGACCCTTTGTTTTTGTTGCTTGCTATGTTGCGAGCAATGTCCTGAAGAGATTTGGGTTTGTCTGTAGAGGTAGTACCTTCTTCATCCTCAGCCTGAGAAGAAGCTCTAGTTACATCGTGAGAGCCACATGCAGAACAAGTTAAAGGGAACTGTTTTTCCAGTTCTGCATCATAAGTTTTCTTTAATGCAGTTAGCTGAGCAACATCGGAGGTTCCTGTGATCAAGGTTACAATTGCTTCATCAGCCTTTTCACCATAGATCTTTTTGTAAGTTTCTACTGTGCTTTCCTGCAAGCTCTTCAAATAATTGGCTCCCAGTTCTGCCATTACTTTGTTAACCTGAGCTGCATTTTCCAATTCAGTTACCTTAGCAGTTAACTCAGTAACCTTGGATTCCAAACCAGTTTTGGAATTATTCAATTCCTCTACCTGAGTTTCTAAAGAATTTTTCAAAGCTACCAATGAAGTAACTGCCTCTTTAACATTGTCAAGGTTAACTTCCTTGCCCTCGGCAAGTGTTAACATCCCTGTACCTACTAAGAGGGCAAGCAATTCCTTTTCTTTCATATTGATAGAATTTTTGTTGTTTGAATGATCAGATGAATTATCAGATTTCATATTAAATACCGTAGTATTGTTAATACTCTCAGTATCTATGAGTTTTTTATAATCCATGAAATAATATTCGATATCATTACCTCTGTTTGCCGAGTAACTTTGTTTAGAAGCAAATTTCGGATCATTGATATTCCCATTTTCATCGATTTTCTGGGCAAATGGGTCAGCTCCGTGAGATACCAGAGAAGTTTCGTAATATGATACGATTTCATTTACTACTCTACAAATCAGATTACCCTTTTCATCGTATGTACCCAATTTACTCCAGAATTCCTCTTCATCCAAGTTCGGATGTGATTTATCCCAAATGAATCTTACAGATACTGAATTGGAATGAATGCTTGGTGGGTCCATTAATATTCCTCTAGCAAGTCTTGGATTTGCCTTAGCATCAATTTTTAATACTCCGTTAATTCCCGCGGGGATTACGATGCCCTCCTGTTTAAATGATTCTTGCCAGAAGGTTTGTTTTACACTACCGATTGCATTTGCTACATCAGTTGAATGATCACAGTTAACTGTTTGCCCTACCAACATTTTTAATGAAGCTTTTAATGCTCCATTACGACTGAAGTCTACTGGGTTCCATTCTTTGTTTACGATTACCTCGGAAAGCAATCGATAAACGGGTTCAATGAAATCAGTATCCTTAGGCATAAATTCCTCTTGGGTTACTCCTGGATAAAATGTGTTATAATTAATGGAATTACTCCAAAAACCATAACTCTCTATCCCTGACTTGTTTAAGCCAAAGTTTAATTCTGAATAGGCATCTGAAGGAATCGAGTTTGGCATATGCCCAAGCATTAGAGAATGGCCTTCTCCAATTACTATGGTATCCTGTTTTCCTTTTTTAAATTGTCCCATAATATTTACCTTTCTTTAGTGTCACCATCCTTTCGTTTAGGAACTGTTTTGGACTTATCCCTTTGTGATCTATCGGATTTATCCTTGTCAGCTTCCCTTTTCTGTTTTTTAGCCCCATCATCACCATCTTCTAATTTGTTTAATGGAACTCTGGGTTCCTTTTCATTGGGCTTTTCATAACCCATTTCGAAGGCATATTGATCTTGGCTAATGATACCAGCTGCATATAGAGAATTGAGATTACGAATCTTATACTCTTTACCCTGTTGAATTTTGACTTCATCATTAATCGTAGAAGTAAAGAATCTAACCTTACATCCTTTATTCGGGAGTCCAGCTAATCTCAATTCTAGTGAATAGATAAATTCAAGAGCATAAACTGCAAATTCTTGTAAATTCGCAAGCTGAGAGATCATTTTGGAGAACATGATACTTGTTCCACCCTCTGTTTTGTTGTCATTGGATACCCCAATAAGAGAACCAGAAATACCCAAACCATTAGCCACTGATTGTTGATTCATGTTCCAGGGTTTATCCAAGTTACCCATATCCTTGGTAGTGGAATTTAACTTGAATTCATGATCATCGATAAAGCCAGCTACAGTACCATCTTTTAATCCTTCCCTTGTGTTAACCTTTAACTCCCGAAGCATTCGATTTAATCGGGCTTCGTAGGCTTTAGGATTTTCATTTGGTAATATATCTGGCTTTGCCATTTTGGCTTCTAAGAATCCCATCATACCAACCAATTCCATAATATGCTTGGTATTAATTTTCATATCTGATTGGGTCTTTAATGAATCCAATGCAGCCATGAAAGTTGGAATCCCATAAGGTTCATCAGTATCATTGAACATTGAAAGGTAGATGTAGGTATTTAGGTTAAGTTCAATTAACCTTTCTGATTTACCATGATTCCAAGTTTTGTTCAATTGGTAGGGTCGATATTTACCATTTTGATCTCTTTGGAATACAATGTCCTCTGGTTTAATGAAGATAATACTTTCAATCCCAGATAGGTCTTTTTTTGGTACTGCTTCCATACTCATGGCACCAGAAACAAGCATTTGAACAAACATCTTGTTTACTAAGCCAAAGATACCAGCTGTATAATTAGACCAGGTTTTAGAAACATCCTGGAGATGCTTCCTCATTTTTAAAGCTTCTTCCGGAGTATTATGTGGGAATTCGATAAAATGTTTCGTATTTCCCAACTTAAACATATCCTGAACAGCTATACCTACATCTGGGTTAACTTTATAAAGACTTCTGATAAGTGGGATGATTTCTGTACGAAAAGAAGGAGTAACAAAGTCAGCTTCTCCCTTTAATACAGATAACATATCAGTAGTATCATTAGACACAGAAACCCTACCTGGTGGGATAGGGGCTGTGGTTCTTGGATTGGGGTCAGACTTTGGTTTATCCTTATAGGCATTCGAATCATCCCTCTGAACACCAATTAAGTTTAACCACCAATTCCCAATTGATTGTAATACCATATATTTTGTTATTTAGGTTGAATTATCAATGAAGGTTTGTAATTCTTCCTCACATGATTGTATATTGCTTTACCAAAAATACTATCATCCGAATAAGTTTCCTCATCCATATCAATGTCTGAGGTTTGATTGTTTCTGTTGTGTTTACCCATTGCTACTGGCCTGCCTATTGAATCATAGATAAATGTATAAGCCTCTTGAACAAAAAATGGGTCCTTAATTGTAATGTTATCTTTTCTGATATCTTCTTCCAATCCATCAATGATTAGGGATCGGTTCTTAGATGTGGTTATCCATCCGGGATATTGTTCTACTTCTGGCCTTGATTTCCCTTTCTTTTTGAGAAGCTTCTTATGATAATACAATTGGGGATATCCTTCGGTTTGAAGTAAGGTTGTTACTGCCAAACCAATGTCATTAGTTTCAGGGGCAATTGTTGCCCAATTGAATTCTTTTCCCAGATTACCTAAAATCTTAGCATATTTCTCTACTGGAATTCTCCCTTTAAATACTGCAGCTTCTTCTCCATTAGAATCACCCAAAGTAAAAGCGGAGTAGTCATTAGAACGTCCCGTAGCAACGTCAGCACCAATAAAGTATCTTACACCTTGTTTTGGTTTATCCATGATTCTTAACTGGCCATTAAACCTTGTTTCGATTACTGGGTATTCCGATAGGGTATCTTCGATTGCCTTAATATCTGTAAGATCAAATACAGTACTACCGGAAGAAAGGAAGTCACCATCAATCTCTTGAGCTGTTCTTCTTGGGCCCAAAGCTTTGGACATTGTATCGTACCATTTCTGATCTCGCTCGGGGTGCATTTTCCAATATAATCGAATAGGGTGAAAAGGAGAATCAGAATCTGTAATCGCTTCAACCCATTTTGAATGATAGAAGCCAGAAATTCCATAGGGCGTTGAATTTAGGATAGCACTCCCACCAGTGGAAAGTGTGGGGAAACTTGCAGACCAAATCTGTGAAGCCCATCTTACAATTGCAGCTTCATCGATTACCAATAAAGAAAGAGATTCTGAACGTCCTGCTTCTTCCGAGGTTGGGATAGATTCTATAAAAGAGCCATTGATAAATTCAATTGTAGAATTATGATTTATATACCCATTAGTAGTTATATAACTATGGTAATTCTCTACCTCCATGTCATATATGGTTTCTAGGGTAGTATCTACCTTAGTTATCTTACTGATATATATATCACTACAATTTTTTCCCCTACTGATACGAGATACTTTCTTCTGATCCAATAGGTCTTTATCCCCACCACTTACTCGTTTGGCTATTTCTCTATTTAGGTATTTATCCCTTTTTAAAAGCTCTTTTACTCGACCTATCTGTTTATATGATAATGTCTCTGTTTGACGAACAGACTGTTTTAAGACTCTATTCATAGTAAAAGCCCTTCTGGTATTCTCCGAATAGGTTATCACTTGCAAGTTAGTTATCCAATTACAACAACCATTACCATTGATATGGTCAATAATCATCCCTTCGGGGATAGGTCCTTTAAAAGCTTCCCATACCAATCTATGTACAGAATACACTTGATGAGAACCTTTGTATGTTAATTTGACCCTCTCATGTCGATTAACCATAGTAACCATTACCCTTAGTTCTGTCCCATAGGAATTTATACCATCCCTACCGTGACCTTTACCTTTCTTGGTTTTAGTAGTAAACACCCTACCAAGATTGGATACCCAATACCCAGGTATGTTAGTTTCTCTTATCTCCTCCGTAACTGGTTTCTCTACCTTTGGTGGAGCTAAGTTTACAAGTTCTTTGGTATCCTTAAAAACCACTGTTAGATTGTTTTTAAGGATCTCTCCTACAGTTTTCCAACCTTTGGTAGTTAATAATTTATGTTTTGGAGTACATCTCAGGGTTAACCCGTGATCATTTACAATTGTGTAAGTTTTTAGCCTACCCTTATTGAAAGTTTTCATAATCCTTTCAAAAGTACCATTCTCTGTAAGAACCCTTATATTCAAACCAGATACATCTAAATAACCCTTTTCAGATGGAGCTATGGATTGAATTGGGAAATCAGTTTTAGTACCAAGGATCATGGTATCGCCTGTTATACAGGCTGTTCCCAGCTCACCAATTCTACCATTTACGATGGGAACTTTTAAGTGCTCTGGGAGATTCTTGTACATGTATTTGATTTTCTTTAAAACCTTCTTTGCTACAGAATCCTTGATGGAGATGATATTTACCTTTTTGTTTGGGTGATACATCGTTAGCCATAAGCAATAAAGAGAAATCAATTCTGTGATCCCCGCTTGCCTGAATTTTAGGATGATATTAAATCGATGTTTTAGGAAGCAATACAGTACTGATTTTTGGTATGGGTATAAAAGGAACCTTGTTTTACCTCTTACTGGGTGAACCACATAAGCAAATGTTGAGAAGTAAAAGACATCCTTTTGTACTTGAACCAATTCTCTAAATTGTTGAGCATTCAGATGAGAGGTATCTATTTCCTTTTTCGCCATTTTCCTTTTCTTCTTTTAAAATTCGTAGGTTAAACCGATTGTGATATCCCATCCAGGATCACTCTTGAATTTGGGATAGTAAAATCCGTTTAGCCCAAGTTCGTAATTAAATCCCTTAGTCTTGAAATTTAACTTGAGATCAATGTCATGAAAATTATTTAAAATTCGATATTGATATCCAAGTGTTGGATAAAATTTAAAATTTGGCTGTTTTTTGCTTGTTAAAGAATTTCCATTCCACCTATAGGAATAATTCTGAAGGTTTAATGGATAAGATATTCTAGACGTGATCCCATTAATATCCAATAATCCCAAGCTCAACTGGTTTTGATTCAAATCAAGTGATAATAGTTTTGGATTCATTGGAAGATTCTTCAAATAATTCAAATCAATAATCAAGCTGTCTAATCGATTTGGTGTGAACAACACCAAATCTTTTTCCCGAAGGGAAAATTCATTATACTTTGAAGTTGTATCCTTTCGATAAATTTCAACCTTTGAAGGATTCATAATAATTTCGAAAGGTTCAGGGATTGTAAAAATCTCTGGGATATAAACTGTGTCTGTTTTTTGGTTTTCGAAATTATTCGGTGATTCCTTTTTAAATTTTCGTTTTGTGATTTTATAGGTCACCCAGGAAACCCCAATCATTGAAAATAAAATTAGGATTGCCATGACCCATGAAAAAATTTCATCTCTGTGTTTCATAGGATTGTGATAATTTTTAGGTTCGAATTTTTCTTCCATTGCATCCCTTCCTTTTCTTATCATACTAAAAACCTCTCTTCCCTTAAAGAGGAAATCTAAAAACCCTCTTTAGGGGGTTTTTATGATTTCACCAAAGTATATAATTACAGTCTGATACTTTAATATCCTATATGTATTATATATATTATAGGGGATCCCAGACCAATGAACCGTAAGGATTTTTATCGGTTCTATTGAAATTCGCAAACTTTAAAAATTAATCATATGAATGTAATTTCAATTTTATCTCGGACATCGAAAAAGGATTCTTCCTTAACTTTAGCAGAGAACATGATCCTTTTTAAATTTCTCAGTAATCGGATCAGTTATTATAAATCTTCGATGATTGTTGAAAAGTTGAGATTAAAATATCTCAATGAAGTGAATCATGGGACCAATGTCAAGGATTTAGCAGATATCCTTGAATCTATTGAGAAAGCTAAGAAAATTCGAAAGCAAAGTAAAGTCTTTGCTATCAAATTTAACTTAGCTTGGAAAAAGTATCAAAATAAAAAGCGTGAATCCCAGGCTAGAAGAGGGAAAGATTAACAGTTTAATAGGCATTCTTTAAACCATAATCCTATTTCATAAGGGAAGGTCTGAGTAACGATTAACCTTCCCTTGTTGATCCAATAATTTTTCCTATCTTCTTCGATGTGAATTTTAAATTTATCGGGGATTCCCATTATCCTTGCAAGTTCTCTTGGAGACATTGGTAAACCATTCCATTTAAACTGTCTATCCGCTTTCCTAGCGGTCATTGGATAACCATTCGGTTTATTTCTATATACACCAGGTAATGTCCCTCTAGACCCTTTAGAATTAACCCAAGGCCATTTCCACTCATCCCTGAACTCATTTGTCCATAATCTTTGTACTTGTTTCAGGGATAATTTGGTTTTATTTTTATCGTCTGGGTGAAACATTGAAACGATTTTATCCAAATCCTCGATTATATTACCATTCTTTGGGAGGTTAAATAATAAATCTTGTGTTGTCCTAAGAGCTTTCATTTGTTTAACAAAAAGGAATTGCTCCAATTTGAATAAAAGAGAGCTCTTTTTTACTCCTATTATTACTAATCTGTTCCTTGATATTTGAGAATTGCCCCATTCTGAAACTGAATGGTTGTGAAAAACCAGGTTATAATCTGGGAATATTTCATTTTCCCATTGATTTTCTGGGATTACTTCTAGTAATTTAGGTAAATTTTCCAATAAAAATACATGAGGTTTAAAATGATGAACACTTTCGATAAAATTTACCATTGTAGGGTCTGCCTTTTGCTCTTCGGTAGATTTAAAATCCTTTTTTCTACTGATTCTGAGTATAGATTGTCCTCCACAGGCGGGGTGAGAGATTAGCACATGTACTTTTTGAGTACCCACATGATCATATATGCTTTTAGGATTCCGATAAAAAGAGATTTTTCCATAATTCTCCTTCCATTGCTCCTCTTTTGGTGTGTGGAAGCAACTACGACTATCCATATTAGCTAATATTTTGAATCTTTTCTCATTTAGGAAAGGGTGAAGCCCGATATGCCCACAACTGATTCCTATAACATTAAAAACTTTCATAACTTAATACTTATTTTTTATGGTAAAACATGACAATATACCAGGATTTTGGGGGTATTATGTTAGTCCAAAATGAATTATTTGGACAATAAGGTCAAGAAATGGTAGGGGTAAAGCTAAATTTTGGAGAAAAGTTAACCCTATGATTTCACACAAAGGTCGTTTACGAGTACAGTTACGTAAAAATGGAAAAGTATATAAATACCAAGTTTCCCGATTAGTAGCTATAGCACATATACCAAATCCAGAAAATAAGCCTTTGGTGATGCACTTGGACAACAATCCTCAAAATAACCATTTTTCAAACCTAAAATGGGGAACTCAGTCTGAAAATATGCAACAAATGGTCGCTGAAAATCGGAGTTGTTCCTTATTTAAGTCGGGTAAAGATAACATTGTTTATAAAATTACTCCCAGAACAGGGCCCAAATTTACTACATTTGAGATATTTTGGGTAAGATTGCTTAAACAAATGGGGTTCTCCACTGTCTTCATTTCAAAAATTGATGGGAGGTCCAGAAAAAACCTTTCAAGGTATTTAAAAGATTTATAACACTCCATTTTGTATATGAAAAATGCTATTAGTATTGCTCATACCCTGTAGAATTATGTGTTTACTATAAAATATCACAATTAAAAATTAATCACATGAAAAAGAAATCTGCTAAAAAAGAGGATAAAAACATCAAATTATTATCCAAAGATCAAGAAGTTTTAATCAAAGGCCCATCACATTGTGAACTCTGTAAGGTAATCGATGTAAATAAAAATTCTGCCCTACTCTCGAATGGGATATCAGTAAATCCCAAATATGATCGAAAGATCAAATCCTTGACTCCTTTAAATTTAAAAGGAACCCAGTTCACAATATTGGTTCATGGAAGTGAATCTAAAAGAATTTGGAAAGAATATTGCTTAGGAAATACTGCTTCTAAATTGCAGGGTGCACTAGAAAACTTTAAAAAGGGGATTCCCAATAATTCATATTCTGTAGAACAATTAGATTACTACTCTATGAAATTGAATGAGTTATTGGAAAGTCTACAGGAAGGAACTATAAACGAATAGGTTTTGGTAAATGTTTTTTTTAAATTGAGAATTGATTTTTTCAGCGTAATCAAAAAAACGTAATCGCGGACTCTTATTTATGGGTCAGGTTTTTTATCCCTATTTGCTTGAGAAAGTAGATAGGGATTTTTTTATTGTAATATTCCATATTTCTCTTTTGGGAATACTTTATCGATTTGACCAATGTTATTCAATATAAAGGTGGACCAATAATCCGATGTAGCATCCTTTCCTTTAACTTGGTACATGATGTAAATATTACCATTGTAATTGAAAAACCCAAACTGAATAATATCACTACTGCTAGCAACATAATTTGAATACAAGGGACCAAAATTTCTATACCTTTGGCTATTCTCATCCCATGCAAGTAGGTATACTTGATAGCTAGTTGGGGTTTGAAAAAAACAGTAGTGATAATCTTTGTTATTGGTTTCATCTGTTTTGCTTAATATCCCAACCCAATATTTATTAACTTTTTGACCTACCCAATCGGTACTAAAACCATCCGAGATTAATTGGTTAGTTTTGTAATCCCATTTATAATTGAATCGATCTGATAATACATAAAGAAACTCTTTATTTTTATCGAAATCCACATAAAGGTGTGGATCAAATGCTCCAGTAGAAGTAGCTATAGAGACCTTTTCCCATCTGGTGCCAGATGTTGTAAAAGTAGGAACCCCATTCTCATCAAGTTTTCCACTCCAATAATAAAGGTCCATGTTACCCCTAACTAACTTACAATCCCAGAACCAAAAGTTTCCTTCAGCATCCAATACTCCATCTGCATATCCTAAAAAAGCTTGGTTCTTACTGTAAGTTGTTCTATGTACTACTTCTGGTACTTCTTTAGTATGATCCAAAACATGCAATTGAACTTTGAATGAATCTGGGTCATAGATCTCCATATAATATTTACTATGGTATGACCTGAAGGGTTTTGGATCAGCCACCCCTCCTACACTTGGAGAAGGTTGAGATACTCTAGTTTTTGTCTTCCCAGTTATTAAGTTGTGTATTGCCTCTAATGTAAAATAATTTCCACTTGAGGTATAATTTATCTCAGTGATTAATTGGTTTGGTCCACAAATCTTTACCCAAGGTCTGTTAAAAGCTTGGAAATTATAGGAAATCCCATCTTGGTAAGTTTCTGGGATATCAAATTTAATAATATCCGATAATGATGGAGAGGGAACAGAGCCTATGATCTCTGAAAAACTTGGTAGAGGTTCACTGGGAATCCCAACCTTCGAACATAAATCTTTTTTTGCTTGTGTAATGTGATCTTTTTGATCCTGAATTCTTGATGTTAAACTCATTGTATTATTGCCTTAGTGATTAATATTATAAGATACTATCTTAT